AAACGTCTTATGGAACTTTTTAAAGAGGGTTCAGATGAGCAAGAGAGAAGAGTGGATTTCTGAGATTCATGCATCTAACATAGATGTAGAGAATAGGATAATTTATTTACAGGAAAAAGAAGAAACTTCGGATTCTCCGGGTGTTGATTTTCGTATGGTCCAAAACTTTACGAAAAATATTAACATTCTACAAAATCTTTCTAGCGATCCGATTACGGTATATTTACAAACGATTGGCGGTTGCTGGTGGTCTGGAATGGGGATTTATGACGCTATCAAGTTATGCAAATGCAAAGTTACTGTAGTGGGTTATGGTCAAATATGCTCTATGGGTACAGTAATAATGCAAGCGGCAGATCGCAGGATATTAATGCCTAATTGTGTTTTTATGTGTCACTATGGATCTAGCGAGATTTCTGGCGACTATCTTAGTTCTCAAAACGAAGCTCGTGTAGAAAGAGAGATGACCAATAAGATGGTCGAGATATATGCAGAAAAATGCCACAGATGCGGCGCCTTCTTTGTGGACAGAGGAGATTCTCTTGGTAAAGTCAAAACATATATCAAAAGAAAAATGAAAGATGGAGACTGGTATCTGAATGCAGATCAAGCTTTGGATTATGGTTTCATTGATAAGATTATGAGCAAAAATATAAAATTATGATAAACCAAAACAGGATATTAGAAGATGCTTGGCTAGGCATCAATGTTCAAGAAGAAGATTTGTTTAATCCTATGGATTTTGTTATGCAGGATGCAGACAATGAAAAACTTCTAGAAAGACTTTCATGGTTGATGATGCAGCCCGAGTATTTTAGCTTTGCATGTAAATATATATTGAATATAGAACTGTCTCCATTTCAGGCATTACTGCTACATGAAATGTGGAACAGAAAGTTTCCTATGTTAATAGGAAGTCGTGGTATGGGTAAGTCGTTCATTCTTTCTGTTTATCCTCTGCTTCGAGCCTTATTTATGCCGCGACGAAAAATCATTGTTGTTGGCGCCGCTTTTAGACAGTCAAAAGTTTTATTCGAGTACATGGATACCATTTGGAAAAATGCTCCTGTATTAAGAGATCTTTGTCCGTCGAATAGTGGGCCAAGGAGGGATGTGGATAGGTGTGTGATGCATATCGGTCAAAGTACCGTAACATGCCTTCCGCTAGGTGACGGCAGCAAGATTAGAGGCCAGCGGGCCAACGACATCATTGCTGATGAATTTGCGTCTATACCTAAAGACATCTTTGAAAATGTTGTCGCCGGTTTTGCCGCCGTCGCCGCCTCTCCTATTGAAAAGGTAAAGCAAAAAGCCAAAGAAAGAAAGGCAAAAGAATTAGGAATACCTATAAGCGCCCCAAAAAAAGAAACAGGGGGCGACAAATCTAACCAAATTATTTTATCCGGTACGGCTTATTATGATTTTAATCATTTTGCAGAGTATTGGAAAAAGTACCACAAAATTGTAAGCAGCGCTGGAAACCAAAGGAAGCTTGAAGAAATATTTGGTGGAGAAGTGCCCGGAGATTTTGACTGGACAGAGTATTCTATCATTAGGATGCCGGTAGATAAGTTGCCAGATGGTTTTATGGATTCTGGACAGGTTGCAAGATCTAAAGCCACTGTTCACTCTGGAATCTATCAAATGGAGTATGGTGCCGTATTTACTACAGACAGTCAAGGATTCTTTAAAAGAAGTTTAATTGAAGCCTGTACAACAAGTCCACAAGAGCCTGTAAAACTTCCTTCAGGAGAGGTTTGGTTTGAAGCCGCTCTACGCGGAGATCCAAATCGAACTTATGTATTTGGTGTTGATCCTGCTTCTGAGGTTGATAATTTTAGTATTGTTGTAATAGAGGTGAATCCTGACCATAGAAGAGTCGTGCATTGTTGGACTACAACAAGAAAATCCCACAAAGAGCTTTTAAAGTCTAAAATAGTTGATGAAGACGATTTCTATTCTTACTGCGCTAAAAAGATTAGACAGCTTATGAAAGTGTTTCCATGCGCTGAGATTGCTATGGACGCTCAGGGTGGAGGTATCGCGGTTATGGAGGCTTTGCGAGATAAGGACAAGATACCAGAAGGAGAAGTTGCCATCTGGCCCGTGATAGAAGAAGATAAGGCCAAAGACACGGATGATTTTGCCGGACTACATATTTTGAAGATGTGCCAGTTTGCAAAATATGACTGGTTGGCAGAAGCTAATCACGGACTAAGAAAAGATTTTGAAGATAGGTTGGTTCTTTTCCCTTATTTTGATACTGCTAGTTTAGGTCTGGCATTAGAAATCGACAAATCTGTAGGACGAAAATACGATACTCTAGAGGATTGTGTTATGGAGATTGAAGATCTAAAAGACGAATTATCTATAATAGAAATGACACAAACCAGCACTGGTCGAGAAAGATGGGATACGCCTGAAGTCAAGACTGGGGCGGGTAGAAAAAAGAGACTTCGTAAAGATAGATACTCTTCCTTGATTATGGCAAACATGTCCGCCAGATATCTATCTATGGAAAAATCAACACCCGAATATGGCGCTATTGGAGGATTTGCCAACGGCCAGCCAACTTTTGGAGGTCTTGGTGATAAAATGTATCATGGTCCAGCGTGGTTTACAGAGGGCACAAAAGGGCTTTACTAAAAAATATCCACACATCTAATCAATTGTGTATATCAATATAATTACCAATAGTATTGTAATTGAATTGAAACAACCATATGAAAAAAATTATTAGCTTTTCTTTGTACGGCGACAACCCTAGTTATCAAGTTGGAGCTATTATAAATGCAGTAGAGGCAGCTAGACTATATCCTGATTTTATATGCAGGTTTTATACGACAGACGCCTTGACTATTCGAAAGCAGCTTAAATATCTAGACGCTGAAATTGTAGACTCTGGCGACTGGCCAACTGGCTATATGTTTTGGCGATTCTTGGCTGTTGACGACGCTGATATATGTTTGATTCGCGATTGTGATTCTATTGTGAATGAAAGAGATTTAGCAGCTACTAATGACTGGATTGATAGCGGAATGCAATGGCATATAATGAGGGATCATCGTGGGCACAGAAGTGTCCCAGTTTTGGGCGGCATGTGGGGCTATCGAAAACTGCAAGATAATTCGGGACTTAATTTCTCACACAAAAGTATAAAAAATTACATTCAGGACTGGTTGCTAGAAGATCCAAAAAGAAACACTGTTGAACGCCAACGCGATCAGCATTTTTTAAAATGGTTTTATGAAAAACATATTAGAACAAGTGGAAGCATAAAGCGTCATGGTTGGCAAGGGGAGTGCTTCCCCGAGCACAAAAAAACCAGATATTCGCATCACGTTGGTAGCAGAGACTTCCCAAACAAATCAACATGGAATCCTATTAGAGAAAGATCATAAATGTCAGATCCACTATATTCGACTTGGGGCAGTGATGCCGAAAAAGAAAAAATATACGACGCAACAAGCTTAGAAGGTTATGATGGCGCAGTGTATCGCTCTGCGGGAAATAGTTATCGTAGCAATCAGCAAACCTATATTGACATCGAGCCAAATCGTTCTGTCCGTCCAAGCTTTAGAAAGTCGGACTACGATGCGTTTCGTCCGGGAGAGGCTGTTCCAACTAGGCAAAAAAGAATTATTGCCGCATGCATGGCCGCGTATGATAGGGTTGGGATTATTAGAAACGTTATTGATTTGATGAGCGATTTTGCTAGTCAGGGATTGGTTCTAGTTCATCCTAACAAACAAGTCGAAAAATTCTATCGTAAATGGTTTAGTCAAGTTAACGGACTTGACAGATCTGAAAGATTTTTAAACTATTTATACAGGTGTGGCAATGTTGTTGTACAAAGAAGGACTGCCAAACTTAGTAAGAAAGCTGAAAAAGAACTTAGAAGAGCGGCTGGAGCAGATATTGTTCTTCAAGACCTGCCGGTCAAAAGGCGCGAAGTTCCGATGATGTATGACTTCTTGAACCCAGTTGCTGTAGATGTTCAAGATGTTGGAGCTTCTGCTATTGGAAAGCCAGAGTTTTACTTAAATATTTCAAATTATACTTATCAGTCCCTACTTAAAACAGCGCAAACCAATGATGCTGTTTTTAAGACTTTGCCAATCCAGCTTCAAAAACAAATTCAGAATGGCGAAAGAAAAATTCCTCTAGAATCTTCAAACACTTTCTTTTACCATTACAAAAAGGATGACTGGCTGCTTTGGGCCAATCCAATGATTTACGCTATTCTTGACGATATTAATATGCTTGAGAAGATGAAGCTTGCAGATTTGGCAGCATTGGATGGCGCTATCAGTCAGGTTAGACTATGGACTGTTGGTGATTTTGATCAGAAAATTGTGCCAACTAAAGCTGGTTTAGAAAAAATTAGAAACATCCTAGCTAGTAATGTTGGTGGAGGAACTATGGATTTGGTGTGGGGTCCAGAACTTAAGTTTACAGAGAGCAATTCTCAAGTCTATAAGTTCTTAGGCTCTGAAAAATATCAGCCAGTACTTACGAGTATTTATGCTGGATTAGGCATTCCTCCGACTTTGACTGGAGCTTCTGGCGCAAGTGGAGGATATACGAATAACTACGTATCTCTTAAAACACTAATTGAAAGACTAGAGTATGGAAGACAGGTTCTAACCCAGTTTTGGCGCCAAGAAATTGAATACGTCAGAAAAACTATGGGTTTTAGACTACCTGCCGAAATCCACTTTGATTCAATTGTGCTATCAGATGAAGCTGCCCAAAAGAATCTTCTTATTCAGCTTGCTGATAGAGATATCATATCTCAGGAAACTTTACTGGAGAGATTTAGAGAGATGCCTCAAATCGAAAGGGTTCGCACAAACAGAGAAGAGCGAGATAGATCCAAAAATCCAAATTCTCCGAGAAAAGCTGGCCCATTCCACAATCCTCATCACGCAGAAGATATGGCTAAAATAGCTATTACCAAAGATGTATTAGATTCAGATGAGTATTTTGACAGGCTTGGACTGCCCTACAAGGAAGTAGAAGTCGAGAAGGAAACAAAAAGCCCAAATATTCCCACAGCTCCTGAAAATAAAGTAGACGTGAAGCAAAACGGTAGGCCTCCTTTCACTCCAGATAGCAATCCTAGAAAGAAAAGACGTGTGTTACCAAGAAGCGGAGAGCCCACTGCTGCTACTCTTTGGGGTATTGAGGCACAAGAAAGTATTTCAAAATACATGACCCCTATCGCTTGCAAGCATTACGGAAAGTCTGATGCTCGGGCTTTAAGTAAGTCAGAAGTTTCGGAACTAGAGTATATAAAACTATGTATTTTTACAGGTATGCAGCCTATGGTTGAGGTTACTCCTGAAGTTATTCAGCAAGTATTAGAACAGAATACAAAACCTAGCAAAATGTTTGAAGATCAAGTAGATTTTAAGATTTCTGCATTTGATACTGCCCGAAAACGCAAGCCTAACACTTCTGAAATGAAACATATATATGCTTCGGTATATGCTCAAATCTTGCAATTTGGGGAAAATTAACCCTATTATAGTTTTTTTGTGTATTATCGAATATGGAGGAAAATACCATAAATGAATATACCTATATACAA